GGTAACCATAGTGCACTACACAAAAGAAAGGCATTAGCGAACGGATTACCAGAGAGATTTATTAAATCATATGAAGATGCTTGGGAAGCACCTAGAGGCTGGAAATGGAGCTTAGAATGGGAAATAGATGGTGTTCTATATACCCATGGTACAGGATCATCAGGACAAGCAGGTGCAATCAATAGAGCAAGAGATGCAAGACAATCAACTGTAATAGGTCATATTCACTCCTTTGGAGGAGTTTTGTACTCCTCAAGTGATAAGGATATGATATTTGGTATGAATGTAGGTTGTGGCATAGATATTAATGCCTACGCAATGGAATATTCACGACCTTTCCCCAAACGACCAACATTAGGTTGTGGAGTTGTTTTAGATGGCGGTAGAATTGCTATATTTGTACCCATGCCATTAGGAAGCAAGATAGTAAGGCTTCCTAGCAAAAAGTAGGTTAAATCCGTTATAACATAAGTGTATATTTCATTGATAATCAATGATGTGTGCACTTTTTATTTCTATAATAATTAAAGCGTAAATTTGTATGAAAACTAAAGCGGAGCTAGAAATCGATGAGTTGATGAAAAAAAGGGATGAGTTGGAAGTAAGATTGAATTTAATAGTTCAAAAGCTTAGGTTAACAATAATAAAACATAGCATATTAAATGTTACTTCAAATAACACAATTAACGGAAGATGATAGCTACGAGTATGGTGATGGCACAGAGCCATCCGATGCTTGGATAAATATCCATTTGGTTGAATCCGTTACAGATGATGAAGAGGATAAAGATAAGTGCTATGTGTATATGCAATCACAGGACTACTTCTACATAGATGAGAGTTCAGACTCTTTTATTAAGCGATACCAAGCAGCCTTATACGGAACGGTGTTAACAAGGTTCTACGATAAAACAAATAGGCAATCATAAGAAGCTCTCTCATAGTTGGTGGTGTTTTGGTTTCCCCTCAGGTAAAATCTGGGGGGTTTTTAATAAAAAAGCTCCATCGTAGAAACGACAGAGCTTACCTTTATTTCAAAAAAACACACAAAACTATTTTTGTTTATACTCCTTTATTGCAAAAGTAATTAATGCTACTAAAGTAAGTACATATAATGATCTACTAAACCAATTCCAAGTAAGAGGGTTAAACTCATTCATAATAAATGCGAATGGTAAATAAACTCCTACGAGCAAAATTAATAAATTAACCACTACATCTTTGTAATTTGTTTTCATAATCATTTGTTAAAATGGTAAATTTTTAGCTGGTTGGCCATCTTTAACCCAAGTGTCAAGCTCGATATAGAAACCTGCTTCACCTGGTGTAGAGCCTTTCTTTTCTTTGATAAGGATATTAGCCCAACCATTATTAGTTGCTGCAAAATCATTCATCTTCTTTAAATCATCTGGGCCGAATGATACTTTCTTAAACTCCCCAAATGCCGTTTTCATTGTTTGTGACCTTCCTAAGAAAATCTTTTCTTTACCTGCTGCCATGTTATTTATTTTTGGTTATTAAATGCTACTACTATTTTTTGGTTCTGCCTTTGCGTTCTGTAAGATTACTTTAAGCTGAGGTCTATACTTTGTATCTATTGCAAAATCTACCAACACCTGATGTAAAAAATCATAGGTTTCCTGTGTAAACTCATCCTTAGCTTTCTTAACTGTCTTAGGTGCTTTTTCTATCTTGTTTTCTAATTCTACTTTTTCCATTTTACTTTGTTTTAATTATCTATTCCGTGAAATTCCTTTTTTTGTATATCGTATTTATATTTTTTCTCCTCCTCATCTTTGTATAGTGTCATTATAATATCCTCGTTTCTAACCTGCTGAACACACATCGAAACTGCCCCACTTGCCCCTAATTGGTATAAAAACAAAAGCTGGTCAGGTGATGACCTATCGCCAATAGTTTTTATTTCACAACTTATAAATGTGCCATACTTCTTACTGTACCCTATAATATCCCCAACTCCTTTCTTACCAATGAATGCTCTACCTCTAACTGCAAGGTTATTATTTCTCCATACCTCATTACCATTATCCTTTAGATAATCCATCATCATCTTTGTTAAATCACTTGCAGATATGTAGGCCATGTACCAAAATTACAATATATTATTAATATATTGTTAGTACCACCTGATTAGTTCTTCTGTTGGCATCTTAACATACTTGATTTTATCCTTTACTTTTATCTCTCCTATTCGCCAGTATCTCCTTGCTTTAACCCTTAAAAACTCTGCTCTTATAAAAACTATTCTATCTCGTAAGTCTAGGTTAAACGCAAAAAACTCTGCTCTTGTGTCACTAATGCCACTAGGCTGACCATCATTCTCATACTCAAGTAGAAAGTACTTTTTCTTTAGTGCTTCTGTTTGATGAATGACAATCACCTTGGTGCTTTTAGCGAATAGCTTAATAGCCTGGTAAGTTCCATCCTTAGCCTTGGCCTCTTCTATCTCAAACTTTCTTCTATTTCTGTAACCTTTGGCCATAAAAGTTTTCTATTAGTAAACTATTTGTTTATTATTTTGTAGTATAAAATCTTAAGTCCTTCCCAAACTAATATTGTTAGTATTATTTTCATAGGTTATTGTAATCTTCAAATTTCATTGTTTCAGGTAAAAATCTTAGTGCTATATTCTTTGTTGATCCGTGGCGATTCTTCTCTACCTTACAAACTACTAAATCGCTAGGCGAATACTCTTTACCACCAATCTCAATAGCTTCTGTCATCTCGTAGTAATGTGGTCGCATAAGCATAATAACTGCATCAGCATCTTGCTCAATAGAACCCGATTCCCTTAAATCAGATAACTGAGGCATCTTATCTCCTCGTTCTTCTACTCTACGAGATAATTGAGATAGGGCGATAATAGGTACTTCCAACTCTTTAGCAAGGGCTTTTAGGCTTCTACTGATGTAGCTAACCTCTTGTTCCCTGTTTTGGTTTGATTTGCCTGTACCACTCATAAGTTGGAGGTAGTCGATAAAGATTACCTTGATTCCATACTTTTGCTTTAAGATGGTGGCTTTTGCTCGGAGTTGAGTTACACTAATACCGCCCATATCTTCAATGTGGATAGGTGAGGTTAGTAACAAGTCATCTGTCTTTAGTAAAACCTTTCTTTGTGTAGCATCCAAAGTATTCATTCTAAGCCATTTTAAGGGCAGTTGTGAGCCGATTGACTCTAACCTTTCAACTAACTGTTCGGAGCTCATTTCGAGGCTAAAAACGGCCACAGGAACGGTATCTAAACAAGCTAGTTGGTAGATACTAGAAAGCATAAAGGCAGTCTTACCCATCCCTGGTCTTGCGGCTACGATTACTAGGTCAGGCTTAACCCATCCGCATAGGGTATTGTTTAGCTCATTAAAACCTGTGTTAAATCCTAGTAAGCTACCCCTTTGTGCCATGTCACGAGTGTAGTTAATTGACATGATAATATCTTCCATCATCTTCTCGTAGATATTACCAAACTCTTGTAGCTGAATTAGTTTTTTAGATACCTCAGCCATAAAGTCTATCGTTCCTTCCTCGCCATTAGTAGCCCCAACCACAAGCTCTCCACCCAGCACCACCAACATCCTACGCTTATACAGTTCTATTATTAACTCTATATGGGTTTCTAGGTGAGCAGTTGATACCACATCTTTAGTTAACTCGGAAAGGTAGTAGGCATTTACTTGATCCGTTTGTTTGGCATCTACGATGCGTTGGTAGAGTGTAGTAATATCTATTGGGATATTCTTATCGTACATCTCTCTAATCGTTCTAAATACAAGCTTATGCTTATAGTCGTAGAATATATCCTCTTTTAAGTAGTTGATTACTAATGACAAAGATTTTTTGTCGATTAATAACGAGCCTAGGATATTGCGTTCAATCTCTGTGTTTTTAGGTAGGTCTATTACTTGCATTACTTTAGTTTTATTTTGGTGTTTTGTGTTGCTACAGGCTCAAAGTTTTTAGAGTTTTTAACCCATGTAGCTATTCTTCTACTGATGTCAAAGAATTTTTGGTCTTGGAATCTCATCTTTCCTTTTGCATCTTCTTCTGTCCAGTAAGATAAAAAAGAATCATATTGGTTACCTAGTTTATCCTTTAGTTCATCTAATCTTTTTACGAAGGATTCCTTATCGTTATATAACTTATTAGTACTATTAATAGATGTATTATTAATCAATGTATTAATACCCTTCGCCTTTTCCGAATACCCCTCTTCGGTTTTCCGAATACCCCCTTCGAGTTTCCGAATAGGTATAGTAGGTGTTAAAATCCTTTGTTTTACTTGCTTACCCTCATAGATTAGAAAGGTAGTAATATATCCTTTAGAAACTAAAGATTTTATGATCTCACTAACTCTTGAGTTGCTTAATTGGAAAAACTCACCTAAATAAGCGTTAGAGGCAAAGCATCCTTTTTCAGCATTTAAACTATCTACCTCGACTAAAAACAATTTTTCCATCCAAGATAACTTCTCATCCAACCATACCTCTTTGGGAATCCAAACTCCCTTAAAATCTCTGTTCATAAAATAAAAAAGCCCCATCAAATTCCCCCCAGTCGGATTGGGGGTTCATATCAAGGGCAATAAGTTCTTAATGAGTATCCGACACTCATGACAAATATACTAAAATAATCTTGGCTTTGCTAAGACTTCCGATATCCTTTTATTGGCAATTTCTAAATAATCAGAACTCATTTCACTTCCTATAAAATTACTATTATTTATTATTGCATGAATAGCAGTAGTACCACTACCCATAAAAGGATCGTAAATTAATC